TAGCAGATGCCACGGACAAGATCATTGTGGCCACTTATGGTGTGGCTGCTGTGGGTATCAACATACCACGCATCTTTAATCTTGTGCTGGTAGAGCCAGGCAAGAGCTTTGTGCGTGTGATACAGAGTATTGGTCGCGGCATTAGAAAAGCCGAAGACAAGGATCATGTGGAAATCTGGGATATCACCAGCACCTGCAAGTTTGCCAAGCGTCACTTGACCAAACGCAAGCAGTTCTACCGAGAAGCCAACTATCCATTCTCTGCAGAGAAACTAGAGTGGATGAAGATCAAATAATGGTTGACTTTGTGACACAAACACTGTATTATTAACACATGAGAATTTTAACCCTTGACAACAAACCCTACGATCTAGATCATTTGCCCGACGAAGTAGATGACATGCGTTTTGCCATCCTAGACAACAGCAACCCACAAGATCCAGATTATCACTACATTCCTTTGATATTTTTAGAAAGCTTCAGCGCACCTGCCCTGGTGCTGCAGATAGGCGATGCTAGAATCAAGATGCCCGTGGACTGGCAGATTCTAATTGGAGAACCAGATCTAGGAGACCTGGAAATGCTGCCATTGACCAGTATCAATGATCGCGGCTTCAATGTGTTTCAGTTCAATCCACTCAGCAGCTTTAGACCCAGTTTTCCACCCATTGAGATCATTGACGTTTATCAAGAAGTGTCTTGGTATGCACCCAAACTCAAGAACGGGCAGATGTTGTGTGTGCCCATCAACGATGCTGAACAACCTGACTGTGTGTACTTTGTCAAAGACGTCAGCCGCAACTGCGAAATAGTTGACTACAACAAGGCCTGGTAGATATGTCCTACACAGAACCTGAAGTATTTCGAACAATCAATCGACTGGCTAGACTGTATCTGGAAAGCTATCCCGATGACCGCGAAGGCTTAGAACGATTCCTGCGTTGGGCACATGTTCAGTACGGGTATCAGTATGGGTAGCCTTGTGCCTGGTGTGCCCTTGATCTACGAGCGTGTGGGCAATACTGTGTACTCCAGACGTGCCGCCGAACTTGAACGCACAGTGGTGGGCCACGACCATGATCCTAGGACCAGTGATGGCAGACCCGTGTATGATCACATAATGGAAGATAAAATGTGGGGAGAGATTCGGCGAACGGCCCGGACCAATCCCACTTTACAAGACGCTCTGGATCGTGCTATAATAATTTATCAACTGAGCAAGACCACATGAGTGATAAACTACACATTTCAAACGAGATGCGACAACTGGATGTCAAGAATAGGCAGTTCTATGATGAACTTGACTCTGATGAGCGCAAGAAATTCTCCACGTTCCTGATGCTGCGCTGGGGCTCAGCAGTGGACGGTGCTCAGGAACTACAAGAATACTATGTGCAGAGCTGCAATCACTATCTCAACAAGCACTTTTTTGACATAGGCCGTCATCCCAAACTGCAATGGCTGTGTGCTACTGCAATGAGTCCGGGCATGGGCACAATGCGGCATCCCTGGATCGCTCCCAAGAAAAAAGAAGCAGGACTCAGTGCCAAACGCAAGGCCTTGATGGAAATATATCCCACCTACAAGGACGACGAGATTGACGTAATGGCCCAATTGGTCACACAAAAAGAACTAGACGCATACAATCGAGACTCGGGTAACACCAAAAAGTAATCAGCATGACCCATGTGTGCGAATACTGCAAAAAAGAGTTTGTGAGAGAAACATCCATACAAGCACACATGTGCGAACCCAAACGTCGTCGACGCGAACGTGATGAACCAGGACCGCGACTGGGGTTTCAGGCCTATATTCGCTTTTATGAGAGCATGTCAGGATCGGCCAGAAACAAAACACACGATACCTTTTGTGAAAGCAGTTATTATCGTGCTTTTGTGAAGTTTGGACACTACTGTGTGAACACCCGAGTGATCAACCCGGAAAGATTCATGGCCTGGTTGTTGAAACACAATCGCAAGATCGATCACTGGTGCAGCGACAAAGTATACACCGAGTATCTAGTGGATCATCTAAAAGTGGAAGCTGTAGATGATGCGCTCACCCGAGCCATAGAGTTTGGCATAGACTGGTCAGAAAAAAACACCAGCCCTGCGCATGATTGCATGCGATATGGCAATGCCAATGTGTTGTGCTATGCTGTGACCGCAGGTAGAATAAGTGCCTGGGTAATTTACAATTCGGAATCAGGACAGAAGTTTCTAAGCGAACTAGATGCCACACAGGTGGCTATGATATGGCCCTACATTGACAGCGACGCATGGCAAAAGCGATTTCAGGACAGACCCCAGGATCAGGCCTATGCCAAGAACATTTTGAAACAAGCAGGATGGTAACATAATGATCACCAGCGTTTACCCCACAAGTACATGGGTCACAACATCCAACCCTGTTGGACCATACATCAGTCCTGGTACTGCCAGTGCAGGCATGTTACGATACCACAACAATCAAACGCAGGTGTATGATGGCAATGCCTGGCTTACTATGGGCGGCGGATCCAGTGTGGGCCTTACACCCAATGCTGAAGAAGCACTGGCCTGGGCATGGCTAAAGATGGCACAAGAGAAAGCAGCCCAGGACCTGGCACAAAAGTATCCGGCTGTGGCCAATGCACTGGATGCTGTGCGTCTAGCTGAACAGCAGTTAAAAACAGTTGTGGCCTTGTGTACAGTATGATTCACATTGACTTTCAGGGCGGTGCGCATGGCAATTATCTGGAATTTGTGTGCAATAAATTTCTAGCCAATGTGCAGGGTGCTGAAACACCATTTAATGTTCTTGGTGCATCTCATAATAAATTATATTCTTCTCCGCAGCATTTTTTTGCAAACCATTATTCTTATGATTCTGTTCCGTTAATCTACGATAAAATTATTTCAATAAAAATTGGACACACGGACCTGTTGCCACTGAGTCAGATCAGTCTTCTAAGGGCTGGTGATTATGGGTATGATAATAATCATCTGGAGATTGACACCTATAATAAATTGAACAACATACACTACAGATGGGTACTTGATAAAATTATCAACGGATTTTTCAAAGATCAGGTAACCAATAGTTACAATGCAATCAAGGATCCTAGTTGGCCATTGGTTGCTACGTTAGCTGACTTTAATCAATTGCCGGACCACATTCGAGCTGAATGTTTAGAGCAACATCAACTAGTACTACTAGAGTTATCGGCCGAACATCCCGATTGTCCTAGGTCGATACTGCGTGAATTTTTTGAAATCGGATTTCGTTATCCTGAAAATAGTGGATTCATAAACCGACAGCGTCTTGCAGTTTACAATGATTCTAAACAAGTGTATACTTTTCCGTTTGGATGTTTTTATCAAAAGGATCAATTTATACATGAAATTGGCCAGGTTGCACAATGGGCGGGATTTATGTATAATCCAGATAGTGTCGCTATACTACACGATAAGTTTTTAGATCGGCAACTATATAAAGATTCTAAAACAAAATGTGACAACATTGTGGCACAATTAACAGCCGACCTGTCTACAATATTGCCAGATTTAGATCTATTAGAAGAAGCATATATCAATGCAAAACTTGGAACAGATTATTTTACATGAGCGCAGATATTGACATTGACTTTGCTGATCGCGAACATGTACTCAAACTGATTCAGCACACCCCTGCACGGCAGATCACAGATGGACGTGCCAGACGTCACAATTCAGGAGTGTATGTCACAGACATTCCACAAGATCCTGTGAATAACTGTGCCGCCATAGACTACGAGTCAGCAGAATCACGGGGCTACTTCAAACTGGACTTTCTAAACATGAGTGTGTATCAGTTGATACAGAGTCCCGAACACTATGACGCTGTGCTTGCGGCCGCACCCCCATGGACTAGACTATGGCAAGATCCTGAGTGGGCCAAGCAGCTGGTTCATGTGGGCAATTATGGGCATCTACTGGCGACCATGAGACCTGACAGCATACCCAGGATGGCTGCATTTATATCAATCATACGCCCGGGCAAGGCGCATCTACAAGGGTTAGATTGGCCCACGGTGTTTGATTCAGTCTGGGATGGCGACACCAGCCGGGGATACACATTCAAACGTAGTCACTCAATTTCTTACGCCGCATTGGTTGCACTTCATATGAATCTTTTGAACCAGGATAGCATGTGATTTCTTAAAGACATACTAAATAAAGTATGCCTGCACCAACAGATTACATTAAAATTCAATATCCAAGACAATGTGAGCATTGCGATTACGTGAGTAATAATCCGCAAATGTATCACTATCACAAAAGAATCCACGAACCTATACCTAACGGACAACTATGCAATCATGGTTGCGGATTTCCTGCACAATACCGCGGCACCGGCGGCATTTATTCATGTCACCAAGTTTCTCAACATTGTCCAGCATATATCAAACAACACTCTGAAAGAGTTAAGCAGCAATGGATAAATGCGACTGGACGTAAAGAAAAAACTAAAGAATCTTTAGTTGATCGGCTTCACAACGTGGAAACTGTTGAAAAGATGAAGCAAACGTTAAAGAAAAAATGGGGGAACTTTACTCCTGAGCAAATGAAAGATTTTAGGCATTATGCTCGAAGAGTTAGATCAAGGGCGCAAAAATGGGCAAAAGATCAAGGATATGTTTTGGGTCAACAAACGTATCATGTTGATCACAAACTTAGTGTTCGAGAAGCATGGTTAGCAAGATTATCTGAAGAGGAAGTAAACCATCCTTTCAATCTCAGAATACTTGAAGCAAAGGCCAACTGTAGTAAAGGTTCTAAGAGCACTCTAACTGTAGACCAGTTATTGTTGGCAGTCAGTCTAGGCGCCTAACAAGAGTAATTGATTTTCTCTTGCCTTTTCTGCGGGCAATGTCATTTAGACTGCACACAGGACCGTGCAGAATTTCCAGATCTTTGTTGACAAATGTGCGAAGGCACAGGCGAAATTCATCCCATTCTCCACGCAGGAATATGTTGATGGGAATACTTCTATTGCTTTCCCACCACCAGGTGTTGGCCAGATCAAGATAACGTCGTTTTTGTTCTGAATCTTTAACAGTTCCAAAGTCATAGATGGTTGTGATAACATCATCTCTGTTTTGCACGATCCCCACATATTCATTGCTGGCGTAAACGCACAAGGTAATAAACGGATATTTGTCAGCTAGTTTTTGAAATAAGTCTTTGCCCATATAGTATTAGTTTGGAT